TCGCCGCTGTAGTCAGCGCCAGGGGCAACAATGTGGCGGTGGAACTTGCTGCTGATTTCAACGCCATCTTCTTTGATGACGGTCTTGGTGCGAACTTGAATGGAGCCGTTTTCAACAACTTCAATCAGATCAACAGATATAATTTTTTCCAACATGATATTTCCTTGTTTCCAGCCTGACCATCTAGTCAGGCATTAAGGTTTCCAGTTGTCCGAACTGGTACGGTTAACAATCGGTTTATTTTTTGAACATAATTAATTTTTATAAATAATTAGCCGGACGTTTCCATACGTCAATCCTTAACGCACCAGAAGAAGTTGTAACTGGAGAACCCGTAACATTTGTAACAGTTACAGTAACCGTATTTCCACTATTACAATTTGCGTATATAACACAACCAGCGGGCATTGCTGTATGTGACACAGTACAAATATCTCCCGTATTTGCGCCTGTAATTGTATAGTTTGCAGTGACATATGACCCGCTTGTAATTGGGCCGTAAGTAACTGAGTCTTGTCTAAACATTAGACGGCTATCAATAGGGCAAACTACACCATTCAATTCAACGCTTGTCAGATTACACAAATCAAACTGATTACCATAAGCAGCAACATTTGAAGGCGTTGGTGCAGTGGAATTTAATTGAAATGCGCTTCTTGCGTATGTAGCGCCAGCCGAATGATTGCCTGTAACAATAATATCAGACGTTGCGGTTGTTCCGTCAGAAACTAAACGAATGTTTGAGTATGTACCCGCAGAAGTAGTGCTAGATTCAAACACTTTGTTGCAAGTTATTGCACCGCCAACACAAGCAATTAAATCAATGCCTATTAAAGCAGAATAATTTACAATGTTTCCAGTAATGACCGTGTTTTTATTGGTTATAACACCTGTTCCATCAACCACAATCCCTTTAGCACTTGACCCTGTGATTGTGTTGCCAATAATTAAAGCACTATCTGTATAACCAAAAATACCAATTGCGCCAGAAGTAACATTTCCACCAGAAACACAATTTGTTACAATATTATTGGAGTAAATGTTCCTATCGCAACTTGATTGTGCGCCAATTGCATATTGTGTAATTCCATCAAAATCAAAACCGTCAACGGAATTTTCGCTAACAATACAATCAGAAGCGCCAGCGGTAATATAAACAGCGTGCCTACCTCGTCCAGAGGAACCGAAAAAATTACAGCTTATTATTTTTGCCCTATTACCCGCGCATAATACACCATAGCCAGTCCCGCTAATTGCTCCCCAAAGACGATCAAAATGACAGTTAATTATGTTTGAATAAGTACACCCATTGTCTAATTTAATACCATCATTAAACCCGAATGGTGCGCTTGCTCCAGTAATTAGAAGACGTTCTGCCGTTAAAAATAAAGCTGGATTAGCTTGGTCGGTAAAAATAGCATATGATATTGTTGCATCTGATGTAGACGCGCCGTTCATTCGCAGATCAGTAAAAGTTACGTAGCTTGCTTGCACTGTAAATAAACTTGCACTTGCGCTACTTGCTTGAATAATTGACCCCGCACCTTCACCAAAAAATGTTTGTCCTTGAGTGGTTACAGTTTGTGCGCCGCTAAGATAAGTTCCTTTTGGAAAGAACACGGCTTTACCTGTGGCAATTGCAGCCGCAATTGCTGAAGTTGAGTCTGCTACGCCAGTTAAATCTGCGCCATAGTCAAGCACGTTGACCACATCGCCATTTATCATTGAGAACGATACTTTGGTCAGAGACATAATTTTCCTTAGACGAAATATGTAATTGTGCCAAAAACAACATTACTGGTTGCAATTATTGTCGTGTTGGTAATGGTCAAAATAACCATACTGCCGGGAATTGTGGACTGTATGCGTATCTGCAATGTTGTTCCAGTGTTTTCATTTTCGCGGCCTGTACCGATTGAGGGAAATAAACCGGCTGTAAAAGGCAAAGTAACAAGTAGTGCGCCTGACCCTGAGCCAGCGTCTGTCAAAGTAACTGACACATTTACAGTCACCTGACGGCCAATTTTGGTGTAGTTACCAGTGGCCGTAACAGTTGTCAATGTTCCAGATGAGGCTGTAACTGTTGGCGTGTATGTACCTTCTTCATAGTCAGCCAGCAACTCGCTTGTACCTGTGCCCGGTGTGGCAGAAAAGTCGATGCCTTTGCCAGATGTGCCGATGACGAGGTTGCCGGTGGACAACGTTTGGTCGCCAGTAAACGACTGCGCTGCATCAGTTCTTGCCGCAGTAAAGTTGGCGTCTGGCGTAGTCATTACGCGGGTGGTGCTTGCGCCCGGCCCGGCGACTTGCAAAATACCCGTGGTTGCGTTTGACCGCACATTTTTGACCGTCAAATCATCAGTCGCAACTTTTTTGGTGCTGCTCGACTGCACAATCGGCAGAACTTCGGTGCCCGCAAGCGGAAGGGTTGCCGAAGTAAGCTGAGAAATTTTGAGGTCAGCCATGATGAATCCTTAGACGTAATTGACTTCGATTAACGAAGTAACCGGAGGTGCTTGAGAAAATGTAAGAACGGCGCCAGCAACGCTGTATGTGTTCTTTTGCTGGTACACGCCGTTGATGTACACATTGGTGGCATTCTCACCTGCGGGTGCGCTTGCCAGCGTGAATGCGACAGTGGAGCCGTTGCCGGTAAAGTTTGCAATAATTGCGGTAGCGTTGAAGCTGCTGCCCACATTGTCGTAAGTGGCAATCAAAACGCCAGTGCTGGTTTCAAGCACAAACTTGTACAGCCGCAACGCAATCCAAATCTCGCCGCCGCTAGGCACCCGGCCAGCCGCGTTTAACACAATAGGGTTGGTATGGGCGGTGTTGCCGGACGACGATGTATACGAGGCCAGCGGCGTAGTTGTGCCGGCCTCGTAGGTGTAAATTTTGCCGCCAGTTAAGATGACCCCATTGTTGTCAAAAAACTGAGCACCAACACCGCCAAAGGCTGAAAGCGATACTGCGGGCATGTGTTACTCCAGCAAAATGAGGCCGCCGTCCTCTTGGACGAGGTTGTCACCAGACTCGGTGAGAAGGTTGCTCTGGGCCTGCTCGCTACCACGCCCGCCGAAAAGCGAAATGATGCCGCCCAAACTAAGGCCAACGGCGTTGCGAAAGGCTACACCGAAGCTCATTGCTTGTTGATAGGTTTGGCGTACGCAGTACCGTCGGTGCTGCCGATCCGCAGCACGCTGACGCGCCAAGGGGCGCCGGTCGTGTTCAGCGGCACGACAAACGGAATGGGCGTGAAGGCAGGAATCGGGGTGCTGGCGCTGGTAGCCACGGCCCCCACGCCCACTTCAACGTAGCAGGATTGGTCGCACCAAACCATCACGCCTTGCGGGCCAGCGCCCCATGCGGTCGTGTTGCCCGCAGTAGCACCGGCAGTTGCGGAGTAAGCGGGAAAATCCGCTTGGCTCATTGGGTTGAGAAGTTCCAAAATAATCTCCTTAGGCCAGGAATTTGAGCTTATACAGCGTTCGCAGATATATCTCAACGATATTATCGATCAACTGCTGCAACGTTGAGTCTTCTTTTTTCGCCACCTTGTAGCGCATCTCCTCGACCTCGGCCAGCGATGCCTCAAGGAACTCGGTGATGTTGGTCGTCTTCTTGGCCGAATGCAGGGTGATGGGGCCAATCAGCCCGTGACGGCCTTGGTACGTTTCGGCAAAGTCGTCAGCCGCGCCAATGATGCGATCATAGAAGATGTTGAGCGCTTGGTGCTTGGAGTAGCTGCGCGTGTTCAGATGCACCGAGTGGGCCACGTCGCGGGCCAAGAACAAGAGACCCATGAAGTCTGCTGCGGTGCTCATTGCATGGCTCCTTCAGGTGGCATCATCGGAGGCTGCTGCTCCATCATTTCTGGCTGCATCTCCGGCATCTGCGAGTTCAGGTTGTTGCTCTCCATCGCAGCAGCCACGACACCCATAGCAATGTCTTGAATTTGCTGCTCGGTCATGCCGGCCTGCACCGCGCTGATGCGCTGCGTCTCAGCCTGGTACGCCTTGATCTCGGCCTCGAACTCCTTGATCGACAGGTCACGGGCTTCCATCGACTTTTGCACGTTCTGGAGCATCCCGGCCATCTGCTGCATCTCTTGGTTCATGGCCTCCATCTGCTGCTTGGCCGCAGCCAGCGCCGGATTGTCCTCATCGTCGCCGATGATCGCCGGGTCGATGACCTTGGCAAAACGCTGAGACATCTCCTGAGCGCCCGGCCAGTCCATGTTCTTGACGAACAGGTCGCCGGCCACGCGCCAGAGGTCCGGGTTGCCTTGCAGCAGTTGGGCCATCGCCTCCAGCGACTCTTGACGCTTGGTGGCAAAGCCCGGCCCGGTGATGACCATCACGTCGTACTTGCCAACGCCAGGGTTGTAGATTTTGTCCACCACAATGCCCTGCTCGTTGCGGATTTTCTTGACCGGCTCGGGCTGCATCGGGTTGATCTTGATCATCTTGGACTCGCCGTCCTCGCCGACGATCCGGGCGATGCGCTGCGTGTCGTAGATTTTCGGGATCAGGTCGATCAACTGACGGCCGATGTAGCGAATGAACCGGGCGTAGTTGTCAACGTAGTGGTAGGTGCCGGTGTCCGACTCTTTTTGCCGGGCCAAGATAGCCCTACCCGACCGCTCGTTGGACGTTTGGCCCAGCGATGCGTTGTACTGCCCAGTGACCGACTTGATGTCGTCAGCAGCGCCCATTTTGGCCTGTATGAGGCCGGTCTGGGGTAGAGGCGGGGCTGCCCGCTGGGGCAGCGGCAAAACGGTTCCTGCGCCGTCTGTAACGTCTGGATTGACCTCAAGGTAGGGCCAGTTCTGGGTGTTTGCAGTCTTCCACTGCATCTCGTAGCCCTCGAACTGCCCGCCATAGCCGATGAACGGCGCCTTGGGGGCCAGCGCCAGCATCTCGGCCTCTTGGCTGGTCCAGTAGTTGTACATGCGCTGCGCGTCTTTGGCGTTACGCACGAGGCCGCTGACGTACAGCCGGCCCTCAACCTCGAACTCGTTGCCCACGCAGCGAATCACCGGGATGTGCGAGCCGGCCCAGTCGGACCGCTCCAGCACCTCGTAGCCGTTGATCTTGAGCCACTTGACCTTCTTGCGGTCAGACGGGCGCGAGCGCAGGGGCTTGCCAAACTGCGCCCGCATCATCTTGTCCTCGGGCGTGCCGCTGAACGCCGTGGCGTTGCCGGGGTACAGGTTGAGCGTTTCTTTGGTGTTCTCGATGTAGAAATACTCGGCGATACGCACCGTGTTTTCGTTCATCCACTGGCTAAAGCCTTGGTCGCCCACGCCCAGCGTTTGCAGCGTGGTGATGGGCGCAGCGTCCGGGTACTGGCGCTCGTACTCGTCCTTGGGGATGTCCTCGGTGATGAAGCACCAGCGGGCATCGGAGCCGCACGGGTCTTGGATCAGCGGGTCCATGTAGACGCTAAACGAGTTGCGGATGCGCCCGATCTTGATGTCTTGGTCGAACGTGTTGTCGTCGCAGTACTCGGTCAAGATGCGCGCGTAGCCCTCGCCGTAAGACACTTGGTTCTCGCAGGCGGTGTCGTAGGCCACGTCGGCGTCCGAGATGTACTCGATGTGCCGGATCATGCCGTTGAAGATTTCCGCCACCTCGACGTCAGCGCCGTCGTCGGCCGGGATCACCTTGGGCTGCGGCCTGTTTTGCCGCTGCTCGTTGGTCACTTGATGGACGTGCTGCGGCAGCTTGTTGATCGTCAGGCACGGCCTGGCGTTGATCGTCTGGCCCTGCACCGCACCGCGAGTTGCCAGCACGTCGGCCGGCCACTGCCAGTGGTTGTCGGGCGAGCCGGCGTAAAAGCGCAGGTCGTCTAGCTCGTCCTCACGCGACTCAGACAGCGCAGAAATCGCCATGTTCAGGCGGCTGCGGGCCGTCGAGAGCACCTCGGAGTCGCTCTTGTCCTTGGCCGAGCCGCCTTCGCTGACCGCGCCAGCAGCGGCGATTCCTGTGTAGTCCATAGTCACTTAATCTTGCTCAGAACCTTGGCAACGGTCGCTTTGACGTTGTTGCCTGCGGGAATGCTACCGTGGCAGCCCATGCCGGGCATCTTGGAGTACGTCTCTTTGTTGCGGTCGGGCATCCCGCCGCCGGACATCTTCGGCTCGCGAGCGTTGAGTTTGCTGATGGGTTCGAGGTGCTTGCTCATTTCTTTCCTTTCGGCGCAGCGCGCTTGACAGCATATGCGATGGCAACGGCCTGTTTGACCGGCTTGCCAGCCTTGACTTCAGCCTTCACGTTCTTGCGGAAGGCTTCCTTACTAGCAGACTTGACGAGCGGCATTACTTGCCCTTCTTGGCCGTCTTGGCCGACTGTTTGAACGCCTTGTTGGTCGGCGCGCCAGGCGAGCCAGGCTTCCTCATCTTCTCGCCCGAGCCTTCTTTGATGCGCTCGCGCTTGGCGTGGATGTTAGCGTAGAGTCCGGGTTTGGTAGCCATGATTAGCACTTCCATCGTTTGAGTGATGCCTTGGCGCGCTCGGCGTCGCCTTTGGCGTTCTTGACGACCCCTTCCATGCGGGCACAGAAGGACGCCTTGCGGCCAGCGTCGGCCTTAGTCTTGGGGCTGGGCGCCGGCGGCTTGAGGTTGGAGCCGGTGGCTGCGTTGTACTTGGCGCGGCCCTTGGCGGTCAGGCCCGCGCCCTTGCTGACGGGTAGCTTCTCGCCCCGTCCAACGCTAAGAGACACGCCTTTTTTCGCCATTACGCCCCCATCCATGAGGTTGAGACAGTACCGTAGCCCATCGACCGCGCGGTGCGCTGCTTGTCTTCGCGCATCTCGCGGTGCGCCACAGGGAAGGCAAACGTCAACGCTATTGCATCGGCTGCGTCGGGGCTTGCCAAACCACGGGCTTTCATGTCCTTTTTGGACTCTAGGTAGATCGTACCACGAGAATCGGGCTTCATCTTAGGCGAAATCAGGTCAGACTTCAAGAACCTGTCGTTTGGCACGCTGGCCGACTTGAGCCAGTCGCGCATCTCACCCCAGATTTCCGCCCTCTTGTTGCCGTACATGATCGGGTTCTTGGCCTTGTTGCCGAAGTTCACGCCCCTGATCTTGTACCGCTGCTCCTTGAGCCGGTCCACGACGCCCGCGCCCAGCCCGCCCTCGTCGATGTTGACCAGCGTGGGCTTGAACTCCTCGATCGCGTCGATGACGTGCCCGACCACCGTCATGGTGTCGTCGCCCCGGTGCCTGATCAGCTTCAAAATGTCCCGCCCCTGCCGCACGGCGATGACGGTCGCGTCCGCCCCGAACCGCGCCGGGTCTACGCCCACCACAATCGGCGCCGATTCGTCCTTGTACGGCTGCCGCTTCATCGCCGCGTCCACGATGCCGATGCTGATGAACTGGTCGTCGCCCTCGTTGGGGAACTGACCGTACACCTCGACGTGCGCTTGGCTGCTGTCCGGCCCGTATTCCGCGATGATCTGCTCGTAGACCTGCTTGTCGGTGCCCTCGACCGTCCTTGCGTCCACGATTTTCGACTTCCAGAACTCGCGTTTGCTGTTAAACGCCTCGTAGAAGTACCCCGTGTTGCGGCGCGGGTTGGAAAACGCCAGCCAAAAACGATTTGGCGTGTTTTCTGTGAAAAAACCGCTCGTTACGGCCCAGATCGAGTCGTCAATACCCGACGCCTCGTCAAAAATCACCATCACGCCGTCAAAGTTGTGTACGCCAGCGTAGGCGTCGGGGTTCTCCGCCGACCACAACCGCCCCTCGACGCCCCAGTAACGGGTGCCTTTTCGCAGATCGCGCTCGACTAGCTCGGTAAGCCACTTGGCCGGCATCAGCCTGGTGGCTGACACCTCGAACCAGTGGCTGTTGATCGACATCGCCAGCCACTTTGTCAACTCGGCCCAGGTGATTGACCTGAGCTGCGACTCACTGTTGGCCGAGATGATGGTCGTCGAGCCGATCCGCGTGGACAGCATCCAGTCCGTGATCCAACTGACTAGCGCCGACTTGCCGATACCACGGCCCGAACTGACTGCCAGGCGCAGCACATCAAAATCTAGACGGCCGCCGTTCTGCTTGATGTGCTCGGCCATAGTCGCGAGCACCTCGCGCTGCCATTTACGCGGCCCAGTGAAGTGCTCCAGCGGCGTGCCCTTGACGCCCCACGGGTACGCGAACATCACGAACGCGAGCGGGTTGTCCTTGATGGCCGGCGACCACAGCCGAGCCATTAGCTCTTGCTCGTCCTGCGCGCTGTAGCGTGTGGTCTGCATTACAGATCAAACAGCGGGCTGACGAGCCAGATGATTGCTAGAAATAAGGCGATCCACAGAAGTATTTTCATTGATAGCCTCTACGTCGGTGACGTCCAGTACGCGGCGCTGCGCCTCCTGTAGCGCCGCCGTGATGCTGATCTGCTGGTTGACGTCCACACTGATGGCTTGCTTAGCCACCCAGCCGTGGACGTTCTGCAAGATTGCCAGCGCCGCCTTGGCGTCGCCCTGCTGCGCTGCCTGGTGCAGCAACTCGCTCATCTCCATCTCGCCCTCGGCGCGGCCCTTGAGTTCGGCGTACTCCGCGATCTCGTCGAACTGCTTGAGTAGCTGGTACTCCTTGGGCAACATGCCGGCGGCCAACGCGAGAGCGTCGCCCTTGAGGCCGCGCTTGGCAGCCTTGTATATGCGATGGAGCCGATCCTCAGTCGCACGCAACTGACGCGGCTCATACGGCAAAGTCTCAAACATGCGCGGAATATACCAAAAATTTTTGAAAAAAGAAAAATTGTTTGGTGCTGTGGATTTCTAGCAAAAAATAAATTGTTTGTAGCCCCTCCGCTGCTGTGACCTTCGCCCCGCCGGCCCCCTCCCCCCTCCCCCCCTCCCCCCTGGTCAGTGGGCACTCACTCACATGGCCGGCCGGTCACGGGCTTTGGGTCATTTGGGTCAGTTTGTCACGCGGCTCAAGGTTGATCGGCTGGCTAGCACCTGGGCGCAAGGCTTGGGTCATTTGGGTCATGACCGGGCCATGACCCAGATGACCCAACGGGCAAGGGGGGCCGGGCGGCTTTGGGTCATTTAGGTCATTTTGTCACCGAGTTGAAGTTAAGCGACCCCCTTTGCGGCGGCTGGCGGCGCCGGTGCAGTCGAGGCTGTACACCATACTGTATACAATATATCTCTCTCTTACTATTACCTATACTCTAGATGACAATTTGACCCAACAGACCCCATTTCTATTGGAGACGATCATGGGTCATCTCGCCTCGCCAACACGACCAAACCGCAACAATCCATGACCCCATAAAATACGCTGTTGCGTATTTCTACGATCTAGCGTATTATTTGCGCTCCTATCAACCACCTGGAGCGCAACATGCCCACAAAAGCCCCCTTGCTATCTCTCCCGCACGTCAACGATCGACACCATCTCTACGATCTGTTGTCTGTGCTTCATGTGCGCGGCCATCTCACGCGCAGTCAGCTTGAGGTCATCAGCTTGGCCGCCGCGCCAGCTTTGCCCGCCCCTGTTGAGGTGCATCAGCGCACGCCTAAGGGTGTCGTTTACGTGCGCGCTGGCGAGGCATCGTTTCGCGTCAACATGCGCGCCAAGCTGGTTAGGGTTTATCCCTAGTTCACAGTTGCAAGGGATTTCTTTACACTGATGGATCACCAACTCACTAGGAGCAAACGACATGACCCACACAGACTACATGAACTTTTTTGAGCGTTGGCTGCAATACCAATTCCCTCGCGCTGAAGATGACTGGTCCAACTATTACGTGTTACGCGAAGTTGCGCGCATCGTTGCAGACCCTGACGACCTCGCGCACTGGTCTAGCAGGGATTGCTGGTCTATGTATGACCTCGCAAAGCAGACCGTTAACGTCTAACCCTCAACCCTCGCGCGGCCCGAGCGCCGCGCTCAATCAAGTAAAGGACAAACATGAAACACTCAATCGGTTACGCCTACCCAACATCAGACTACGCCGAGAAGCTCGGCACGCACGGCGTGTACGTCGAGCTTGGCTCCAAGCTCCTGCCGATGGCGTCCTATGCTGACGCTATCGCCTACGCCCAGACCCTCGGCACTGAGCCAGACCGTTGGTCGATGGACCATCCTGCCAATGCGTCCTATCTCGCCTACGCGCAGCGCCTGCAAGCTCACCATAACCGCCAAGGAGCCTGAGCCATGACCGACAACACTTACAACGGCTGGACCAACTACGCCACTTGGCGCGTCCATCTTGAAATCTTCGACAGCCTGCCCCTTGAGGACTTCAGCGACGCCGACGATGCGCACGCGCTCGCAGACGCCTGCCAAGAGCGCGCAGAGTACTACGTCGAGTGCTCATCCGAGCCGGGCCTCGCCCGCGACTACGCCCTCGCCTTTCTGTCTGATGTTAATTGGCGCGAAATTGCCGCGCACATGCTTGAGGAGTATGCGGAATGACGTCTTACGATTTCAAAGAGGGCCAACTGGTCCGACTGTTTCATGGCGTACCAGAAACCGCATGGGACATTTACGCCGCGCCAGACGACGAATTGCGCGCCGCTATCGCATGGAATGACCCTGATGGTGATTTCGACGGCCTGCCGCGCGTCACCATGCTGGAAATCTTCCTGCATGACTTTATCGTCGATCGGGCCGCATCATGAGACAACACTACACGCCCGAACCTGAGCGCCGGCCAAGCGTCCTGCGCGACCTCCTGCAAGCCGCTATCGTCGCTGCGCTCATCGGCGCGCCCTTTGCCCTTTACTTTTGGAACATGAAGCCATGAACGACAAAATGACTGACGCCTACATCGAGGCAATCTATTTCACTGAAACGGGCGAAGATGACCAGCCATCGGCTGATGAGCCGTTAAGCCCTGACACTAAGCGCGAGGCGTTTATGGCTTGCCATCGTCTGCGTTTAGCGTGCTCGGGCGAGATTGATTTGAGCCAATTTGATCCCGCGCAGGTAGGCCATGATTTATGGTTGACCCGTAACGGTCACGGCGCGGGCTTTTGGGCCCGGCCTGAGGTATATGGCAAGGAAAACGCTCGCATCCTCACGCTCATGGCTCACGCAATGGGTGAGCATTACGCTGAGTTTGGGGAGTGACGTCATGAAAACTTACTTTGTAAAAATCAAGCACATTAGCACTGGCCTTGTTTACAGTGTTCCAGTGCTGGCTGAGTCGCGTAGCGCGGCCGAGTCTAAAGCCGGCCAAGCGCCCTATTCCAATGATTCCTACATTGTTTTAAAGGGAGACTAACCCCATGATTACCATCACCCACAATCGCGCCACTTTCACTGTCAAGCCCGAAAACGCCGAACCGACGCGCGAACTACTGGCTTTGATTGACAAATCCAAGGGCCGCAAAGGCGCCAAGTTGACCCGGCCCAAGGGCCACGCCAAGCACGATAGCAGTAAACGCCATTTCCCGGTGTTTGCGGCCGGAATGAGCACGGCCGACTATGTGGCACGCTACGCGGCCCTTAACGGCCATTTGCACCTTGCCAAGGTGGACTACGAGCACGCCGACCGGCCAGCGGCCATGTTGGACCCGTCAACCCCTGAAGTGGTGGAGATTACAGAATGAAAACGCCAGAAACGATAGCCTTGAGTCGCTACGAGGGCGACCATGAAATGCACATGGCCGTGTGGACCGGCAAAACGCATACGGACGCCAATTGGCTGACCGAAGTTTTTATCCTTGGGGGTCGCACGACTAGGGGGGCTTGGGTTCTTGACCCATCTCCGCAATGGGTGCACATTGACCGAGTTAAAACTTACAGCGGCGCGAACGAAACAAACATTCGCGGGGGCCACTACACCGAATTGCGGCATATATGTGATGTACTGAATGCACGCGAAAAATCGGGAGCCGTATGCGAACAATAGGCTATTTGCACCGCTTTGGCGAGATCGAGCTTGATTGCGAGCTTGAATATGACCCCGGTCAGACGGCTGATGAGATCAATCCGCCGTTTCCGCCGGCCGCGTACCTGACCAGCGCCAAGGTAGGCGGCGTCGATATCCTGCCCCTGCTCGGAAACGATTTAATCGGCCAGATCGAGGAAGGCGCGATATGGTCGCAGGATTGATTGCTGTTACACTAGTGGCGCTGCTAGTGGTCTTCCTCGACCTCTGAGCAGTTGCCACCTCCTGTCTTAACCCCCACCGGCCACAAGCCCGTGGGGGTTTTTCTTTACTTGACCCGCACCATTGCCGGCGCTGGCGCATCCTCACACAAACGGCGCAGGTCCGACTTAGTGTGATCGACCATCGACGGGTGACAGTAGACGTTTTTCTTGGACGGGTAATCGCCCGACGCCAGCCGCCCTAGGTTGACCCAACCGGCCTCTTTAAGGGCGTGCAGCAGCGCGGCCTGGGGCACTTTGACCCCAGACGGCGCCGAGCCGGCCACGCGGTCGCAGAGGGCGTGGAAGGGCGAGCCGACGACGCCCTTGGCGAACTCACCCCGACGCGCGCGCATCATCTCGACCAGGTAGGACTCGGCGATGCTCATCCCATGCTCGACTAGGTTCGCCTTGAACTCAGTCCAAGCAGGGGCTGCGGACGGATTGAACGCCGAGACGTCACGGGCGTGCAGCCAGGCGGCGATCGCTTCATAACCGCCGGCCTTATACCAGGCCCACAGCCGCGCGGCGGCGTCCGGGGCCATGCGCGGCGCGGTGGACCAGATCGCGAACCACCGGCGGTCTTGCGAATCCAGCGAAATCGGCACGGGGTCATTGGAAAACGCCAGTACAAACATGCGGTTCAGACTGTCGTACGGGTGCAGCCCCTTACGGTTGATCGTGAGCATGTCCGGGGGCGCAGCGATCACGGGCTTGAGCTTGTTCGACAAGGCGCGGCGGTCCTTGGCCTCTGGCTCTTTTAGCTCGTTCAAGATCAGGATTTCGGACTCCAACGCGTAGCCCCACTGTGACCCAAGCGTATCGTTGTCGAGTAGCCCCCGGTTTTTCAGTTGCGGCCCGCACACGGCCCATATGAACGGCGCCCACAGCGTATCCTTGCCACAGCCTTGATCGCCGCCGTGCAGCACCGCGTGGTTGATCTTCACTTCTGGATGTTGGACCTTGTACGCCATCACATTGAAGACGTGCTCACGCTCGGACGCCTCGGGGATGAGCGCCGCGCAGTGGGCCAGCCAAGGGCTGACGTCGGCGCCGGCATCGGCGTCGATCGGCGGCCGGGCGTCGCGCCAGCGGTTACCGTACACGTCGCCGTCAAGCGCCACTAGCACGCCCTCGCCGGCCGCGTAGGTGATGCCGACCAGGGCGCGGGCGCCCATCTCTTGGCGATTCTCGTCAAAGCAATACGACGCCTCGATCTTGGGCCTTTTGCCAAATTGTGACCGGCACTCAATGTGCCTAAACAGCGCGTTGAAGGTGCTGCGGCTGATCTCGCGGCGGTCTTGCAGATCAAAGTAGTGGTCGCCTTCTTGAACATAACAGAAGCGTTTGTACCAGTCGGCCATCGTCGTGCGGCCAAGCTCCTTGCGCTCCACTTCAGCAATGACGCGCTTGGCCTCGTCGGGGAACGCCTCAGTAGGGTGCAGCTTGTCAAGCGCGTCGGTCATCATCGATGCCAGTAGCTCATCGCGCAGGCCAGGGGCGTGGGACGGGCCACCTTGGCTTGCCACCCACGCAAGGAACGTATTGCTGTCCAGATCGATGCAGTGGCTGTGCAGGCAGCAAAACGCCCGCATGGACGGGTTGTAGCGCCCCTCTGGGTTGCCGTCGCTGTGCTCGGCACTGTTGGGGCAGATGACGCCGGCCCAGCCCTGCGCGTTAGGCTTGGCCAGCACCAGCCCCTGCCCCGACAGCCACGCCAGCACGTCGTCGGCGCCGTCGTCGGAGACGCGGACGGGCCTGTAGGGGTTGCTGCCGGCCTCGGCCGGGGTGACGCCCAGCGCCTCGCATATCTGGGGCAGGGTGAACTCTCTTTTTGGATCAAACTCGACCAGGCGCGAGGCGAAGCTGTTGCGGCCGGGCTTCATGTTGATTGAGCCAGGTAGGCGGAAGTTGCGGACCGGGTTGATCGCGCCCCGGTCGCTGTAGCCGGCCTCGGCGATCGCTAGGATGGCCGCGCTGTACTCGGCCTTGGTCGGCTGGTCGTCCAGGCCGAAGGCGTAGCCCCACTGGACGCTGCCCTCGCTCGTCTCCATGATCCACGTCGGGGCCAGCGGCGGCGTCTTGGGCGCCTTCTCTGGGTCGCCCACGTCGTCAAGCACCATGCACAGGACGTACTCGCAGTTGGCGGCCGAGGCGCTGACCTTGCCGTCGGTGAAGCGGTCAACGATGAACGAGGCGGTGTTGCCGTACCACGACTGCCCGTCCTTCATCTTATGCGTGGGCAGGAACGCCGGCCAAGTGGCCTTGACCGCACCGTCGGCGTGGTACTGCATCTGCTTGTCCTTTAGCTGTGGCTTTTGCCTGACAACCAAGAACGTCTCGCCCTCGGGCGCGAGATTTGTCATATACTCCAAGAAATCCATCAGTAGCTCCTTTGGTGAAGACGCCCGGCTGCAACCGGGCGTTTTTATTTTCCATACCTTGTCATGATTTTGGCCTCGACGGCCAGCGGGATGCCCTCGGCCCATGCAGGCGGGGAGCACATGATACGCTCCATCTCCTGCTTGACGGCTTCGGGTTTGTCTGTCTCGACGACGATCTCGTCGTGGACGTGCAGCACCACGCCGTCGAGTTGGCGCAGGGCGTGGCGTAGGATGTCATTGGCAGCGGCTTGGGTGATGTTCTCGCACGCAAGCCCCTTCCAAAGGCGCGCTCGGGGCCATTCTGTCGCGTCGGCGGCGGGCTTCCAAGATGCTTTAGCGTAAGTCACCCCATCGCTTTCCAGCCGAGCGTAGGGGTAGCATAGCACGCGGCCCGACGGAAGCGCATACCACAGGTGCTGCCCGTCGAACATGTACGCCACGCGCCCGGCGTAGAACTCGTGCCCGACGTTACGCATCGCCCGCGTGTACGCCTCCTCTAGCTGCTGCCAGAAGCGCACGGACCACGGGTTGGCGCGGCGCCACGCCTCGACGATGCGCCTGGCCTGCGCCTCCTCGAAGTGCACGCCATAGGCGCGGCCCATCGCAGCGAACGCCCCCACGCCGCCGGCAAAGCCCAGCGCCAACTCTTGCACCTTACCGACCTGGCGCTGCTCGCCCGTCACGTCGTCGTAGGCCACGCTGTAGGTCGCAGCGGCGTTGACCTTGTACGGGTCTAGGCGCTTGCGGAACACGTCCAGCTTGGCCTCGCCTTGGTCGCTGGCGGCCAGCCACGGGTTGACGCGCCCTTCGATGGCCGACCAGTCGGCGACGACGAGGTGCTTACCCTTGGCCGGTATCAGTGCGGGCCGGAGCATTCCCCGTAGTACATCTGTAACTCGGCGTCCGTAAGCTGGGACGATGTTGTGTCCTCGGACCATAGCGGTTCGTACTGCATCAGGTTCCTTAGCGCACTTGCGAGTGAAGTTATGCACTTGGAGTCCATAGCTCGATGCACGACCCGTGGCGGCACCCCCAGCGAAGACAAAAGCTCCACGGACTCGACAATCTTCGTCGTCTGCCAGGTCTGCCATGCGGCTGAACTTCGCAACCGATGACGCCCAGAGGTCGTCGGCGCACTGTATAACCTCGGCGACAGCGGGCGGTATCTCATCGGGGTTCTCCATCGCGAGCAGGTTGGCCCGCACAGTCTTGTCAATCGAATACTTGCCGTTGACCATCATCAGCTTCTTGGCCTGCTCGCCGACGCGCTCAAGCACCCACTCGCGCATCTTGGGCGAGCGCACGCTGGTGATGTCGCCATCGGTCAGTTCGGCCACGCGCTCCTCGATCTCGATCAACTCGTCGTGGGCGTAGCGCATGGCGGCCTTGGCGAGCGCCACGTCCACCAGCACGCCACGGTCGTTGATGCGCTCGTTGACGTGGTAGTCGGCAAGCTCGTCCTCAGACAGCGGCCGCATGGCCTTGCTGATCTCGCGCATGGCCCTGACGTCCTGCTCGCAGTAGCGGATCATCTCGGCCATCAGGTCGGCGTCCTCGCGGAACTTGCCGTCAGCCTGTGGGATCGACAGCAAGCGGATCAGTTGCGCGCCTCGGTGGTCCTTCTTCATGCTGGCGCTGGCGAAGCGCCCCACGTCCTCAAGGCTGCCAGGCGCGCAGTTGGCTCTAGCCTGCGTGGCGGTGCAGTAGAACTGCTCCAGCCTGAACGGCACTTGCAGCACGTAGGAAAAGATCAGCCGCTCGAACGCGGCGTTGTGGGCGTAGATCGGCCCCTCGTGGCGCCGCACATCCTCGGGAAAGGGCTGGTCGGGCGTCCAGGTGACGACCTCGCCATCGTCGAAGGCGTAGGACATGCACAGCACCTCGGTGCTCATGTCTTGCGCGTAGTTGTAGACGCCCTTGGCGCCGAGGTCAACCCGGCTGCGCGTCTCGAAGTCAAGCCATAGACTCATAGCCTACCTTGCAAAATGCGTATGGCGTTTTTGCGAAAATTTTTGTATAGCTCCACATCTTCTTTTGAAGGAGTGAACCCTTTCTTAACGCGGTACAACTCCAGCGTTAAGGCGTCTAACTTATCCAGTACTTTTTTCAGTTCAAAGTACTTGAACTCGTGTTCTTCTAAGTTCCGCAAAACACTGTTGTGAACCAGCGAAACTTCAGTGCCAAGGATAGTGGTGACATCCAACATACCCGACTCGATTTCAGCGATAGCGTTTGAAATCGCGTCTATGCGATCTTCGTCCAGCATAGAAAAAGACGGAGCCTTTCGGCCCCGCCCTTTTACATTACACCGCAGCGCGGCGACGACGGCCAGCCGCAGGCGCGGCCTCAGGCGCAGCCTCATCAGCCTCGCCATTCATGCTGACCCACTCCACGACCTCAAACACCGGCGTATAGATACGGCCGTAGCTCTTGTGCGTGTAGTGGTCTTTACCCAGCTTGACGACGGGCACCGGCTTGGACTGGTCCTTCTCAACCTGCGCGGCGATCTCCACAGCCAGAGCCTGCACGGCCTTGCGGCCGCCGACGCTGGTGGTGGTGAACCGCGCTTCCATGCCGGCGTCTTCGCCGCTGATGCACTTCAGGCTCAGGCCCGTCTGCGGCTCCCAGCCCTTCTTAGCGCCGTGAGGCGCGGCCTCCAACTCGGGCAGAGGCTCGGTGACAGGCACCAGCTTCTCGCCAAGCACCTCGCCGTCGCCCCAGGCGATGAAGCCGTGGACGAAGGAGAAGGGATTGACAGCCCAAGTTGCGTCGGCCTCGGCCTCGGTCTGGTCAGCGCCGAAGACCCAGTGCCCCGTGCGGTCCATCTTGATGATGGCCGTGGTCGAGGCACCAACGTCGGTGGCGATGCTACGCAGCGCGGTGGACAGGGAAGTGACGGAAGGCAGGTTAGCGCCAGAGAACTTTACGAGATTAGACATGTGAACTCCATTACAGTTTAGAAAGGGCTTTTGACAGCCCGACAAACGACTGCACCGCTGGCCGGGGGTCATCCTCCGGGGCGAGCGTCGTACCTGACGACTCGGACTTGATCAAGTCCTCGGGCAGTTCGCTAAAGCGCTTTTTGAGCGCCTTCTCGGCCTGCGCCGGGGACATGATCGTAGTCTCGACGACGACAGATTCTTTCAGACCGAGTGAGAGCAACGCCTGCTTGGCTTTGCTCTCATCGGTCCACTTGCGCCGCGCTTGCTTCTGGACGATCTTGACGCCGGGCACGTTAACGCCCTTCTCAAGCATCCCGAAAGCCAGCGCACGCAAGTCTTTGATCCATTCCTCCAAGAGGTCGGCATTGTGCAGATACCGGCCAAGCGTGTCAACATCCAAGTTGATCAATTGCTGCTTCAGTGCGCGATCGACAGCGCCGGTCATCTGCGGGCAGATCGGCTTGGCCGCGCACCAGCGGCAGTGGTCGCCCTGCGCCAGCGGCGCGTCATCGCGCAGCGCGGTCTTGACCGCAGACACCAGCTCGTGCTCGAACTGCTTGATGCGGCCCACGGTCGTCACCCAGCGCCTGATCGCTGGCGGCTGCACGATGATGCACTCGATCTCGGTGGCACCCTCGAAGGCCCACTTCAGGTCATCGGTACGCATGGCCGCTGCCGCGTAGAACATCAGTTGCGCGTTCTCTACAGCATCGACAACAACACCGTCGCCAAACTTCCAATCAAGGACGATAGCGCGATGATCGATACGACCAACAAGATCAGTGCTACCAAACACTCCAGGCAAAAGGTCGCCGAAGCCAACCCGTGTCTCAACCTCGTATACCAGCCGACCGTAGGGATCGATCTCGTCGAGCGCGTCCAAGGCAGGTGCAATCTTCTCATCGTAAAGCTCCTGTGTGAGTAGTTGGTCTTTGTGTTTGTACTGGCCGATGATGACGCCTTGGTCGAGCAGGATGCGGCTGATCACGTCGTGCAGCATCGTGCCGCGATCAGCGTGGACGCTCGACGGCTGCGGCGGCATCTTTTGCACCAGCTTCACCGAGCCGGGGCACGCGATCACGCGCTTGGCTGTAGAGCCGCCGACGATGTTTGAGTGTTGCACTGTACGCTCCTGTAGTTGTTGAGCCACCATCATAGCACGAAAAAAGTTGTTGCGCGAAAGTTTTTTACTCGTTATGATCGCGGCTCCCTCAATCAACTGGAGTACCCTATGGACGATGGATTTCAAATCAATGGCCGTGAAGGCTCGAATGTTTTTGTCAACCGCTACGACAAAGACACCGTGTGGCTGAGCCTGTACGTTAGGCACGGCAACGTCGCCACCGTGCTGACGCACGAGCAGGCGAAGGAACTGATTGCTGCACTGCAACAAGTGGTGACCGCATGACCTGGCCGTTCCCGCCCTTCCCCAACCCGCTCGACCGGCCCGGCCAGCCCGCCGCGCCGGCTAAGTTCAACCCCACCAAGGACGATCATGAGCCAGCACCCTATTGAAGCCATGAAGACCGCGCTGAATGCGTGGGATGCGTACAACAACGCATCGGATAGTCAAGAAGATGCGAAAGCATACGCATCAATGGTCGTTGCTTTTGGCAAATTACGCGCCGCCATCGCAGAGGCTGAGAAGCAACCAGCACAGCGCCAGTGGGTCGGGCTGACGGAGAAAGACTTCTCGGCGATTAACCAATCCTGCCTGACAAAACTTCAGGCTGCGACAAGCGCCGAGTCAATCCTTAAGGAGAAGAACACATGAGCAACGAATACGCCTTCCCACACACCATCGAGCATCTGCACCAGCCGGTGACGGCGGGCATGACCCTGCGCGATTACTTTGCTGCAAGGGTGATGCAGGGGTTGTTAGCCACTGACATCGACTGCGGCCCGAAGTATGCCCAGATCATTGCTGACAACGCATACGGACTGGCCGACGCCATGCTCAAGGCAAGGGGGCAAGCATGAGCTGGAGACTTATTGGTTTCCCATCCGAGGCTGGCAATTTTGTACAACACATTGTGCCGGTAGCCGATCTACGCGAACACGAGCTGCTGCCAAGCTGCTGGTGTAACCCAGAAATTGACCCTGTTGATTTTCTTGCCATCCATAACAGCGCAGATAACCGCGAGGCATTTGAGCGCGGAGAAAGGAAACCATCATGAGCGGAGATCACAACATGCACCAGAAACTTTCAACAGCCGACTACCACGCTTGGCTGGACAGCCCATTGACCAAAGCCCTCAAGCAGTCGCACCAGACTGAGATAGATGCAATTGTGAAAGACTCTGACCGAGCGTTTGACCTGCTGCGCCGCGCAGAGACAGAGATGCGCTACGCAGGATGGAACAAGTACGAGACAGACAACAGCGCCCGCAACGGCGTGTACGAGCAGATCGTGGGGTTTTTGAAATGAAAGAAGACATCATCCGTATGGCGCGGGAGGCTGGCTACGGTGACGCAATGGCTGGCCTGCACGCGCCTGCCCTTGAACGCTTCGCCGCCATCGTCGCTGCACGCTGCGCCGAGATCGCTGACAAGGCCGAGCCGTACCGAGCAGCCGATCTCATCCGCAAGGCGTTCGGGGTGGACAAATGAGAGAGTCAACGATCGAAACCTACTTCTGTAAGCAGGTTGGCTTGCGGCTAAACGCGCCAGCGTTCAAGTTCGTCAGCCCCTCAAATCGAGGCGTGTCCGACCGCATCGTCTGCCTGCCTGACGGCAGCACATGGTTCGTCGAACTCAAGGCGCCAAGTGGTCGGCTCTCGCCGCTGCAACGGCACTTTCAGTCGGAGATGGCGCGGCTGAACCAGAACTACGCCTGCCTATGGAGCAAAGAGCATGTTGATGAGTGGATCAAGGAGCGCAAGTGCAACTAAGACCCTACCAAGAGCAGGCGGCCGACTTCCTGTACGAGCACGACCGCGCCATGATCCTCGCGCCGGTCGGCGCAGGCAAGACGGCGATCACGCTGACGGCCATCAGCGACATGATCTTCGACAACATCGCGACCAAGTGGCTCGTCATCGCGCCGCTGCGCGTCGCCACCAGCGTCTGGCCGCAGGAGCGGGCTAAGTGGGCTGAGTACCACACCCTAGCCGTGGCCGTGGGCACGCCAGCGCAGCGTAAGGCCGCACTCGACAGCGACGCCAACATCATCGTCACCAACTACGACAACCTCCAGTGGCTGGCCGGGCAAGACCTGAGCACCTTCGACGGCGTGGTGTTCGACGAGTTGACGCGCCTGAAGAACCCATCGGGTGCCAGGTTCAAGGCGCTCGCCAAGGTGCTCGACTGCCCGATCCGCTGGGGGCTGACCGGCAGCTTTACCAGCAACGGGCTGGAGGACGTCTTCGGTCAGTGCAAGATCATCGACCAGAAGCTGCTCGGGCGCAGCAAGGGCGCGTTCCAGCAGCAGTACTTTTACCTCGTCAACCGCGAGTACGGCGACTGGCAGCCGCGCCAAGGCGCGCTGGAGCAGGTGATGGAGCGCATCAAGCCGGCCACGTTCGTGCTGGAGCCGGGCGAGTACAAGGACAAGCTGCCGCCGCTGCACACGGTCGAGGTGCGGATCGACCTGCCCGACCGCAAGCCCTACGAAGACATGAAGAAGGACTTCATCGTGCAGTTCCCCGACGCGCAGGCAATCGCCCAGAACGCGGCGGCGGTGACGCAGAAGCTTTCGCAGATGGCCGCCGGGTTCGTCTACACGCCAGAGCCGGTTTGGTTCAGCAGCCACAAGTTCGACCGGCTTGAAGAACTGCTGGCCGAGAACCAGCAGGCCAACACGATCGTCTTCTACAACTTCATCGAAGAACTCAATGAACTCCAGCGACGCTTTCCTTACGCCCGAACGGTTGACAGCATTGATGACTGGAACGCCGGACGAGTACGCCTGCTATGTCTACACCCCAAGTCCGCCGGACACGGGCTTAACCTCCAGCACGGCGGCCACCACCTCGTCTGGCTCAG